TTGGCGTTGGAAACGCTTTCGGTTCCAAAATAAAGATTGGATTTATGCGACATGACGGCCGTTGATCCTGCTAACCCGGGGGCCACATAAATCGGCACACCGACAAAGTTCAAAGGTTTGTCCCCAACTTGGTATTGATCCATATACCCTTGATTGGCCAAGGCTTGTTTATACATGGCGGCAATATTGGGAGCAACCCAAAAGGCCAAATCGGGGGCGTCGAACCATGCTTGGGCGGCGGCAATGTCATACATTGCGCCGAACTTGGCGACGGCCGTGGCGGCTGTCCATGCGGCGGGGGTGGTCTTATTCCCGGCGGCAACGCCGGCGGTCATAATCTTGGTAAATCCATCAATAAGGGTGTATGTTGACCCGGAGGTGTCGCCCCGCCACATTGACATTTCGATTTCATTACCTACATGGCCAAGGATTTCAGCAATGACGGCGTCCACGACGTCTTGTGAAAGGTTACGCCCGCCGCCGGTTCCCATGCGAACGGAAGACCAATCGACGTGTTTAAAATCCTTTTTGCAAAGTTGGACATTTACTTCAAAGGGGGTGACGGTCAGGGATTGTTCCGTTACGGTCATAGTCCCGGCCGGGGTGAAATCACAAGTGGGGTCGGCAATCAAACCGGTGCCGGCCAAACGCCTGATCTTGTGACTTTTGTTTACGTCATCTTTGATGGTGACGTTTCCTTCGCCGATAGTTTTGGCGGCGAAAAACATTTTGTTAATCAAGTCCGTTGCGGCTTCGCCGACGTAACTTGTTGTAAGTGAAAGAGTTGTTGCCATTTTCTATATTTTTAAAGATTTTTGATTCGGTTTACGACGGATCGGTTGCGGTGATTGATCCGGCGGCACTTCCAAGACCTTTGACATACCATCCAAGGCCGTCACACGCCAATTCGATGGAATCCCCGGAAACAGCGGTGGACGCCACGAAGTTGATTTGATCTTCAGCGACGGCGGCAACCAAGGCACCGTTAACGGTCAGAACACCGCTAATGTTGTCCCCTTCGGCACTATCAATGATCCATGCCGTTGTTGGGGCGGTTGCGCCAACAATAAATTTGAAGTTCAAACCGGCTTTCAGGGCCGGAAGTGTAATCGTACCACCACCGGCGGCGTTCATAAAGATGGTTTTGCCGGAATCGGCGGCCGTCAACGTTAGGTCGTCGGTGACCAATTGAACGTTGTCAAAAATTCGATCAACGTCGTTTGAATAAGTTACAGTTGTTGCCATTTTGTGTATTTTAAAAGTTCTTAATTCTGTTTACTTCCCGTCTTCGTTTCTTTCCCGAACGAACTTTGAAAGACCTTTAACGATCTTGTCTTTGTCCGTTTCTTCCGGGGTTTCATCTTTGACGGTCGTGGCCGGCTTATTGAATTCAAGGCGCAACGATTCGGCGTTTTCCTTGACGGCGTCTTCGATGTCCTTTTTCACGTCCGATTTGAACTTCGAAAGGATGTCGGCAATACCGTCCACCAATGCGTTGATCTGTTCTTCCTTCAATCCGTCACCCTTTTCGGCTTCCATGTCTTCCGGGTTTTCTTCGGCATTTTCGGCCGGCCTTAATTCGCCAACCACGCCGTCTTCGACCACCACAAGGATGGTTCCATCGGACAAAGTATATTCGCCGGTGGGAACGGGTTCTTGGGCTTCCTCAACTAAGTAGGTAATTGCGGCCCCAACTTCCAACGCTTCCCCGGGGAAGGTAATAACCACGACACCGTTTGCCCCTTCGGCTTCGACGGTTCCGAACTTTTCGGCGGTCTGTTCTTTGGTTTCTTCGGTGGTTTCTTCCGTGGCTTCTTCGGAATTAAACAGGTTTCGAATCTTATTCAAATACCCGTCCAAGGTTTGTTTTGTCATTTTTTGTTTTGAGTTTTTGATTAATTCACGGGTGAAAACACCTTCGACCGAAAAACCGGACACGTTGTTCCCTTTTACAAGGTTCCAAACGTCGTCGTTCAAAACCTTAACTTTGACGAACCAACTTCCGACCGGTAAATCGAACCCATACATTGCGGATTTATCCTTTTCGGAATCCTCAACGATCCATGATTCGACGACGGAAAGGTCGTTCAAAGTGGCTTCATGTTCCAACGTCATGTTGTTTTGTTTGCCTTGCAAAAGGAACCGTTCAGACAATTCACGAATGGTGGTTCCATTAAAAAAGACGAAATATTCTTCGCCGTCGTCGCCCGGGTCTTTCCGATAAATCAATTTTTCCGGAATCATGGCGGGGCCGGCGATGATTCGTTGTTCTTCGTCGATGGTCTTAAATGCAAACGCCTTGTTTGGCTTTGCGAAACCATCTTTGGAAAAAGCAATCCAATTTTGTTCGATTGCCGGATTTTTGACCAAAGAAATGGCCGTTATTCCTTCGCCATTCTTTTCGTCTTCCAATTTCAGTTCAACGATTTTCATCTTTTGTATTTTTGTCAAAGTTATGCAACGGATTTATCACATAAAAACACGTTTACACACTTCATATTTCTTATTCATATTTCAATATTCTTTTTCTTTTTCCTTTTCCTTTTCCACATGGCGACCCATGTGGGGGTTCCATATGGGGAAAATTATAATGTGGCTTGCCCTTGTCTTTCCCTTTCAATGTCTTGTTTTGCGGTCACATCCGATTGAACAACGTATGTTTTAACCGGTTCCCGTTGGCTTGAATCCTGAACGATTTCGACTTGTGACGGGATGGATTGATCGGCATTAACAAAGTTTTGGGCGTTGATGCTTCCGGATGGACGGGCCAAGGACACCGACGGAACAGAACCCCCGGAACCGCCTAACGGGCTGGGCGTCGATGCTATCTTCTTAACGTTGGCCATGCCGGCGGCCAAGGCGGCGGCCCCTGCAATTGGGCCAAGGGCGAACCCCACCACGGGAATGGCGGCGGCTGATTGATACGCTTGAATGGCTCCCATTATGGCGGCCCGGGTGCCGTCGGCAATGGCAATTCCACGGGCCAACTTCGACCCTTCGCCAAGAAAGCCGGCAAGGGCGGCGAAACCGTCCCCCAAAATAGCGTTCGAAGCGTTTAACGATCCTTGACGAATAGCGATTTTTTCTTCTTCGGCGGCAATGACGGCGGCCAATTCCTTTTCGGCGTTGGCAATCAATGAATCCGTCAATTCGTCATTAATGGCCTTTTGCTTGTCGGCCAATTCTTGTTCCCGGGCCAACGCTTCGGCGGCCATGTCTTCCTGAAATTGCCTATCCAATTCGGCTTGTTCTTTCCGGGCGTCGCTTTCCAATTTGCGCCTATCGGCGGCGGCCTTGTCGGCTTCCGCTTGTCGTGCTTTTTCTTCAGCAATGGCGGCGTCCACCTTGCCTTTCTGTTCGGTTCGAATGGCGTTTACTTCGTCCAACAATCCTTTTTGCCGTTCGATGGATTGCGTTTGCAAGTCCAACAAAGCCACTTCGGCTTCGGCAAGCGTCCGGGCCTGTTCACGGGTTCGTAATGTTTCCGGGGTGTTGGCGATTTCCGTTTGTATCAATTCAACCTTGGCCCGTTGTAGGGCGACGGCTTCTTCCAATCCTTCGACCTCAATGGCGGCCGCCTGTTCCAACGCCCCGATCCGTTCTTCGTATGATTTTGTAAGGTCACGGGAAATAAAACGCAATTCGGAAATTTGCTTCCGGCGTTCGGCGTCTTGGGTAATCAAGTCCGTTTCCAATTGATAAACACGACGGACGGCCTTTTCGTATTCAATGGCGGCCCGGGTTGCTTCCTTTATTTCGTCGCCCACGCCCTTGACGGCGTCACCCATTTGTTGGAATCCTTCCTTGAAATTACCCCGTACAATTTGCCCCAACGCTTTGAACAACTTGGCGGCCCGTTCGGTCAACACGTCGATGGTTGCCGACACGGCCGACATGACGTCTTTCATTTTATCGGCCCCGGCGGTCGTCTTGGTAAACGCTTTGAACATGGCGGCAAGGGCGGCCACAATGGCGGCAATCAACAAGACAATCGGGTTGGCCAACAACGCTTTGAATCCTTTTTGAAGACCCTTTAATCCTTGTTGAACCTTCCCCAATGGCCCGGGCAATGCTTCCAATTGGGATTCCATTTTCGCCGTCGATTCCGTTGCCGATTCCGTGGAGGCGTCCAACGCTTCCATGGATTCGACGGCTTCGTCGGTTTGAATGTCTATTTTTCTAACGACTACTTCTTCGGGCATGGCGTAAATGTTTAAACCGTGTCTTTAAACGGTGTGAATCCAAAACACGTTCGTCGGCCTTGGCAATGTCTTTCATTAACGGCCGCAATGAAGCGAAAATGGTTTGGTCAAATGTTTGCTTTGTCATTTTATAAATGTTATGTACGCCTTGACTTTCGTCAAACGTGTGTTGTTGGGTGAATAGTCCATAATTTCAACAATACGCAATCCAACCGGCGTTCCGTTGATTGTTATTATGATTGTATCGGCGAAACTGAAATTGGCAATGTCGGAGGCATCCAATAACACGTTCATTTCTACAATCTTGGAACCTTCGTCGTAACGTTCACGGATCATTTCCCGGAAATACCGGTTGAACAACCCATTTTCAGAAGGTGCCGTCACCGTCATGGAAGGGGAAGGGGGTGTCCACCATGTGAAATTCAAATCATTCGTGGCGGCCAACACGTTCCAAGTGGCAGAAAACAACATGAAGTTAGAAAAATAAGGGTAACCTGTTCGGGCCGTCGTGGCCCCACCCGCCGAATTGGTCGTGTAAATGGACGTTGGGATCGTTCGAACACCGCAATAATACATAAGTTGAAGACCTGGGGACTTGTAAGCCAACGAATCTTCGTCGGTGTAATACTTACAAATTAATACTTGTGGGTAATTGGAAGCGTTCGTGTTGTTTGGGTCGATTTCTTGGGGTGCGGCCGGTGAAAAATGTTCAATGGCGGGTTGTTCTTTCAAGGTTCCCGGGATGTTTTGGTCTTCCCGGTAACTTCCATAAGGCCGCCCAACCAAATCTTGGTATGAACGATTCAAAACGTTGTCGGCTTCCTGCAATGAAAGGTTCACTGGGTTACGTAATTCACCATTTATTGGTTTTATTTTGACGGAAGGAATATCAACCTTGCCCGACCAATCTTTCTTCGTCCCGTAATTCTCCATATAATAATCCCATGTATCAAGGCGCAATTTCTTTTCTTCTGTGAACCATGGTACAAGGTTAAATATCTGAACGATAGACCGGAAGTAATCAATTTGTCGATGTTTGCCCCAATACGCCGACGGGTCAACAGACGTTCCGGTTGTGCTTACCGATGTCAATGTAAAGTTGTACGACGTATTTGGGTTGATCCAACCGGCAATCGAATATCCGGTCGTGGCGGCAACACGAATGTCTACGGTGTCGCCGGCCGTTAGTGTTAACGCCTTGCCGGTGACAGTAACGCCGGAATTCCATGTGAAATTGATATTGGAACCCGATAACACCCCGTTCACATACCAACCATAAAAACACGTTTGCGTTGAGGGAACGCCCGGGGTTGGGGTGAAATTGAAATCGAAATAATATGTTCCGTTGACCGGGGCGACGTAATGGTTGTTTGAATTGTCAAAATCCGCAACAACGGGGTTGCAAATATAGGCCAATTTCCGGACGGTGGTGTCAAGGGGGGTTTTTATTGAATTGTATGCCGAAAACAACCCGACGCCCGTTCCGAAAGATTCCAAAGG